GTAAATAAAGGTAAGAATGTAGAAGAAGAAACTAATTTAGATGTAGAAGTAGAACCAGTAGATACAAATAAAGCGAATAGGGTGTCTGGTGCAGTATTAAAGAAGCTGATAGATAATAATGTTGTTACATTAAGTGCTGGTAGTTATGTAGATGATGACGGTAATGTTTATATTTCAAATGAACCTATAACAGTAGAAACAAAAGTAGGAAACAAACCATTAATAGAAAATAATAAAAATGTATTTGAACAAGATCCTATAGATGAAGGTGGTTATGTAAAGAGTATTTCACCGTCAGTATTTGAAAGATTACAACAACAAAATCTAATTAAGACTGTAGAAAAAGATGGTTATACTTTATATGAAAATGTAATGTCAGGTGAGTTGTATCAGGTACGAGGTGAATTACAAAACCAAAATATTAAAAGTGATATACCTGACGAAGTAGAAACTGCACCTGGATTTGATATAAATGACATACAAAACAGGTCAGAAATACGTAGTGATGTAAGTACTAATTTAGGTGCAAATGATGGTGATCTTATTGCTATGGCTAATACAGAACAGCAGCCTACAGTTTATACAGTAAAAGCTGGCGATACATTATCTTCTATAGCTGATAAATTCCCAGGAATACAATATACAGATATAAGTAAATTTAATGGATTTAATAAACAACAAGAAAACAATTTAAGAATAGGACAAAAAATAAATATACCTAGAGCAAATATACAAACATCACAAGGAGTTATTACACCACAAATAAAAACAATTACAGACCAGTTTGATGAATTTGAAGGTGCTACAGAATATGGCAGCAAAAAAAGAAAAACAGATTTAGAAAAAAGGGAAGATTATATTAAAACAATTTCAAAAGGTGGATTTAGTCACGCATATGCAAACAGTTCTACTTTAGAAGAGATAAATGAAGCAAAAAAAATCTACGCAGATATATATACAAACAGCACACCACAAAATGAAGATATTAAAAAAGCTGTTGTACAAATGGTTCTTACAGAAGCAAATTTATCAGATCAGAGAGATATTATAGGTGTTACACAAAGCGTATTTATGAGAGTAGCTAGAGCCAGAATAAACAGTATAAACAAAGAAGCATATAGTAAAGATATTATAAATGAATTACTTAGAAAAGAATTTGATAAAGATGGTGTATTACAACCTATGTATGAAGGTCTAAAAAATATATCACGTAAACAATTATTAGGAGACAAACCAGTTAAGACAAATCAAGCGACATATGACAGAATATTTGGTATTTTATGGGGAGTACAAACTACAGAAAATTAAATAATGACTAATTCTAATTTAAATTTTAACCCTAATATTGATGAAACAGATACAGCAGAATCTAATATAGCTCCTATTGAAGAGTTAACAGAAGATAATAAGCAAAATATAGAACTTAATAGTTTACAAATAGAAGGTACAGATCCAAAAGGTAAAGCTATAAAAAATAGAAGAGGTAGGATTATAGGGTATGAAAACGATACGGAAGAAGGTTTTGATAAAGACGCATTTTTAGATTACAAAAATAACAACTATACAAATCCACAGATAGGTAGGTCTGTAGTAAGAAACAACGAGTCAGATATTATCAGAGGTGAATTTAATCAAAAAGATTTATTTGCAGAGTTTGAGCAAAACATACGACCATTATCTGTACTAGAAAAAACCTTTCCTAGCAATTTACGTTTTCAATTAACACAAGAAGAGAGAAATAAATTTGCTGTAAGAAAAGAAGATGGAAGTATAGATCATGCAGCTACAGATAGAAAGTTTGCAGTATTAGGAGAAAACAAATATGCAAGAGCAACAGTAGCAGGTATAGCAAACATACCAAATGAGATATATAAAATAGGTCGATATATAGGTGGAGATAGGACACCAGATAATTTATATGCACTACAAGATTTAGGATTAGAACTAGAAGATGACAAAGATGATTTTGCTTATCAAACTACAAAATTCTTAGCAGGGTTTCTACTTCCATATGCAGGTCTAAGCAAGACAGGAAAGGTTCTAAGCGGTTGGAAAATGTTAAAGGGTGTAAATGGTTTAGGACTTGCTAACCCTGCTTTTAGGTCTTTTGTAGCAGGTAGTATTGCAGAGACTATAGCTATAGATGCTTATGACGAAAACTTTTTTAATTTTCTTATAGATATAGATACACCATATCTAGATTTTGCAAAACCATTATTTGAGGTATTAGCTGCTGATGACACAAGAACAGAAGATTTAGGTGTAGCAAAACTTAGACAGTTTTTAGCAGGTGGTGTGTTTGGAGAGGTTTTAGGTTACGGAGGATCTAAGGTTGCACAAAAACTTATATTAGAACCTATTGGTTATGGAGCTAGAGCAACAGGTAACGGTGCTTTATTTTTAGCAGATCAAGGTAGTCAGGTTATAAGAAGAACTATGGATGAATTTATGCCACCTACTATTTTAAGTAAGGAGCAGATAAGAAGTAGAACTATACAACTATTAAAAGATATAAAAGCAAATCCGAAACGTTTAGAATTTTTCAAAAAACAAATAGATATTCTTAATAATGCAAATGTTACTGAAACTGCTGGTTTTTTACCAAAAGAAATGGCAGATGAAATTACAGAATTAGATAGAGTTGCAAGAAGAGTAGAAGATTTAATTGTAAGAGGTGATCTTGTATATGCTGAAGGTGCATTAGATTTAGAACCTGATGCTGATTCAATGGAATATTTTACACAAAAAATATTTCAAGAACTTAGCGAAGGTACATTAAATAACCAGCGTTTAGATGATTTATTAAGACAACAACCTTTGCTTACATTTAAACAGAGTAAAGACCAGGCATTTACAAGAGTATCAGAACGAATAGAAGGACTACGTAGTTATAGAGGTATAGAACGTACAGAAAGGTATCTTAATAATTTAGCTAGAGATAGGGTTATAGGTTTAGAAGAAGTAGATGAAATAAGAGATTTTCTTAATTTTATTGGTAGAGAAGCATTTGACGATATTGTATTAGAACAAGATGCAACTCTAAGTAGAGCAACTTTAGGTAATTATAATTTTAATAAGTCTCTTATAAAACTAAGAAATACAACTATAAAAGATGGTCGTTTAAGTGAAGTACTGATACATGAGTTATGGCATAGTCTTAGTAGAAACTTACCAGATAAACAGTTACGCAAACTTACAGGAGAGTTTGCTAGAGCTAGAAACAAGTTTTTACAAGACCATGAAGCTGCAAAAAAAGCATTTATAGCAAAAACAAGTATTCAAGAAATGCAAGTTATAAAAAACTTAGAAGCATTTAATAGAGGAACTAAAGCTGCAAAAGTAACTAAAGAAAGTTTTAATTCAGTAGCTTCTAAGTATTACGACAAAGAATTTAAATTTGTAGGTGATAGTTATCAGTTTTTAAATATTGACGAATATTTTGCAGTCAATATGACAAAAATGTTTGAAGATTATGTATTGGAGTTAGAAACATTAGCACCAAGAGGAACGTTTAAATACGTTACACAGATAGTTGCAGAAATGTTTAGAGATACATTAGCAAGTATTAGGTCTGTACTTGGATTAGAACAAACTAAAAATATATTTAATATGTACAAAAGAAGAATGTTTAAGCAAAGACTTAGTAGATACCCATTAGAGTTTCGTAATCTAAACAAAATGCCAACAGATTTAGAAGCAACTCTTAATGCAAAAATGCCAGGTGACAAAGGATTTAAACGACCAAGAATAAAAGCTAGATTTAATCGTAATTTATATGGTGATGGTCAAGAAATAACAATAGCTGAAAGAGTTGCAGATAATTTATTAGATCTAGATCCTAAAGCACCTTTTAGGATGACTCATGCAGAGACTATAGGTTATGCACATGGCGAGTTACCAGAACATGTATATAAGGATATAGTTGCTGCTGCTGGTGCTATGAATACAGGCAACCCAACAAAACGTTTAAGAGTTAAATTATTAAGAGCCTTAAATCTACAAAAAGAGATTATAGGTAATATGAAAACAAATATACATGAGTTAGAAAAATATGCACTTACAGGATCACAGATACCACAAGAGATTATAGATGAAGTTGCACTAGATTCTTATCGTTGGATTAAATTTAATACACCTACTAAGAAAGTTGTAAGTGAAGTTGCAGGTACATTAGATGCAATGAAATTAGTAGGTAAAGAACCACCAGAAGGTGCTATATCTACAAAGCTAGGAAGAAGAAAGAAAGATACGTTACCTAAAGGCAATATAAAAAATCAAGTTGCAGGTACACTTAAAAGAATAGAAGAAGAAGAGTTATTACCAAAACCAGAAGAGATAGCAAAAGCTATTAGTGATATGCAAAATAGTGGTGATATAGAAGGCATATTGACATATGCAAGAAGGATGATGATACTTGCAGATGATCCTAAACAAGCTGGTCGATTTATAGCAAAAGCACCATTAACACAAGCATTATTTAAAACTGGTAGTATTGCTAACGAATTGTTTATCAATAGTATTTTATCTGCACCAGAAACACAGATAGTAAACACAATAGGCTCTTTATTTAACGTTGCACTTGCACCTGTAGATTTATTTTTAGGTAGTGGCATAGCTGATGCTGCACTAAAAGGTAGAGCAATAAAAGAGTTTACTGCAATGTTTTCTACCTTAGAACAAAGTTTTATAATGGCAGGTAAGGCACTTAGAGGTGGAGAAAGTATTATAGATCCACATCATATGTTAGGTGTACAAGATGGTATGAGAGGTAGAAATAGATATGCAATGCAGTTTGATAATGAAATGAATAATCCTTTTATTGCAACTATTAATTTGATCGGTAGTGTTGCAAGATTACCTTCTAGATTTCTTATAGCAGGTGACGAGCTTATAAAAAACGTTGCATTTAGAAGTCATGTAACAGGTGAATTTTATGAGCAAGCCTATAGGCAAGGGCTAAAAGGTGATGCTATGAAGAAATACATACAAGAAAAAACAAGTAGAGTATTTGATATTGTCGAAAAACATAAGTTTAGTGCAGACAAAAAGAACAAAGATATTTTAGAAGCATATTTACGAGGTATAGATTTCGCACAGGACAAAACATTTACATCACAAATAGGTGGTAGTGGTATTACAGGTCTTGGTGGAGGTAAGTTTACAAATGATGTTGCAACAATAATGAAGCATCCAATAATGAAACCTATAGCACCTTTTGTTACTACACCAGTAAACATAGGTAAGAGTGTTATTAGAAGAGCAGGTGTATCTATACCAGGACAACCAAAAATGAACGCAACATTAGGAAGAATATTAGCTGAACATAATGACAGATTATTTAGTCCAGACATGGCTACAAGAATGAGGGCTAACGGAGAAAGTATTACAGGTGGTTTATTAATAGGGTCGTTTGTGACATTAGCTATAGCAGCAGATAATCCAGAAGCACCTATAGCATTAGTTGGAGGTGGTACAACATTTAATCCTGAGAAGCGTAGGCAAACACAATTTGGATTTAGAGAATTACCATATAGCTTTAGATTTTTAAAGAAAACAAACGGTATGTTTGGTGAGGTAGTAAGAAACGAAGATGGTAGTCCACAATATGTATATATAGATTTTATTTCTAGATTAGAACCTATAGCATCATTGCTTATGCTTGCTGCTGACTTTGCAAATGTAAGTAAGTTTCAAGGTGAAGAAGATGATAGAAACTTAGCAGCTACATTACGTGTATTAGTAGGAAATAATTTAAGCAATAAATATTTTATACAAAGTGTAGGTAATTTATTTGAGTTAATGAATAATCCTACAAGGTTAGAGTCTTGGTTAAGACAACCAGCTAACTACTTTGCAGCTATAGGTGCATATCCTATAGGTCTTAGAAAGAGTTTACGTAGGGCTAGAGGTGAAGATTGGACATCTACATTAGGTCAAGTATATGAAAACGGTAAATTTATTGGCAAAGGTATGGGTATAGAAAAAGGTGAATTAGATCCACAAGAAATTAGTAAAGTAGATGCTGGTAATTATGAAGAAGATTTTATGATGGGTTTATTTCCAGGTAACGATCTAGGTAGTTTAAAAACAAAACGCAAACCATTTTTGATGAACTCATTAGATATTTTAGGCACTATGGTTATGCACACTATTAATAATGATTTAGCACCAAGATTAAATCCATTATCAGGTAAACCATATGAAAACTTTGGAACAATACCTTTTGTAGGTGGTATTAGATATAGTCAAAGTAGTAAAGATCCTAATGAAATATTATTAAAAAAATATGATTTAAAATTAGTACCTGTATCAGATATTCTTAGTGAGAATAGTAGTATGGTTGTTAGTAATGTAAACCTAAAATCTAAAGAATTACATACACTAGAAAATCTTACATCAAGTATAAAAATAGATACACCATACGGAAATAATCTACAATTTAACCAGGCATTATATAAGTTGCAACAGACTACAGAATTTAAAACATTTATGAAAAACTTTAATACACTACAAGATGATAGATTTCCTGATAACGAGTCATATGTAGAATTTCAAAATCAACAAAGAAGATATATGAACAATATGATAAATCAACTATATAGAGCTTACAAAGAGCAAGCTGTAAATGTTTTAATAGATAGAAAGCGTGGACTTTTATCAAATGACTTTTATGATAGGGTGGAAGCTGGTAATAATCGTGAACGCTTACGTATTATGAACGAGCAATCAACAAACGCTAGTGTACAAAACGTTAGCGGATTAGAAGATTTACTTAGGACTGTCTAATGGCTACTAACACTACAGCTACAGCTACGAATCATACAGGAAATGGAAGTACAAATAATTTTTCAATATCGTTTTCTTTTCTAGCTAATGATGAAGTAGATGTAACGGTTGGAGGTGTATTAAAAACATTAGATACTCATTACACTATTAGCGGATCAACAGTTACGTTTACAAGTGGTAATACACCTGGTAACGGTGTTGCCATTAAGTTTCAAAGAGATACAAATATAAGTACAAAGAAAGTAGATTTTACAGATGGTAGTGTTCTAACAGAAACAGATTTAGATACTAACGCAGATCAGGTCTTATTTGCTCAACAAGAAATTATTGATAAGTTAGGAGGTATTGAAGAAGGAGCCACCGCAGATCAAACAGATGAAGAGATACAAGATATAGTCGGTGCTATGTTTTCTGGTAACACAGAATCAGGAATAACAGCTACATATCAAGATAGTGATGGCACGATAGACCTTACTGTTGCATCACAAACAGATAATAATTTTACAAACGCAGACCATACTAAGTTAGACGGAATAGAGAGTAATGCCACCGCAGATCAGACAGGAGCAGAAATTAAAAGTTTATATGAAGGAGAGTCTAATACAAATGCTTTTACTGATGCAGAGAAAACAAAACTAGCAGGTATTTCTTCTGGTCAAGGAGCAACAGATTTTACGTCTTTAACAGATACCCCTGCAAACTTTAGTGGTGCAGGTGGTAAAACTGTAAAAGTAAACAGTAGTGCTAATGCTTTAGAGTTTGTAGATGTAGTCACTCCTACACAAGATATTGTTGACGATACCTCCCCACAGCTAGGAGGAGACTTAGATGTACAGGCAAGAGAAATAAATACATCTACATCTAATGGCAATATAAAATTAAATCCTAATGGCTCTGGTGCAGTAGAAGTAAAAGGTGATGGAAGTAGTAATGATGGTAAATTACAACTTAACTGTTCACAAAACTCTCATGGTGTAAAACTACAATCCCCTGCTCATAGTGCAGGTCAATCTTATACTATGATTCTGCCTGATAATCAGATAGCAGCAGATAAATTTTTAAAAGTAAAAAGTATTACTGGTAGCGGAGCAACAGCAGTAGGGCAACTAGAATATGCAGATGGTGGGGGTGGAGCAACTGGTGGCGGTACTGATAAGGTGTTCTTTGAGAGTGACCAAACAATTACAACATCTTACACTTTAACTGCTAATAAACACGCACACACAGTAAGTCCTACAATAGCTAATAATGTCAATGTGGTAGTGCCAAACAACGCAATATTAGTTATCTTATAGTTATGCCAGTAACAATCAACGGATCAGGAACAATAACAGGTTTATCGGTGGGAGGTTTGCCTGACGGAACTGTTGATGCAGACACATTAGCTGTAGGAGCAGCAAGCGGAACTAAATTATCATTACCAAGTGGGTCTATTGTAAAGGTTTATCATCATAGTTCTGCAAATAAAGTAGTAGGTTCTGCTGATTCTTGGACTATAAGTCCAACAACTTTAACTGTTGCATTATCTAATAGTTCAAATAAATTTATTATTCAATCATCAAATAATATCGGAGCAACTGGTGATAATGAAATTGCTCTTGCAATTTACAAAGATAGTGCAGTTACAGGAACAGCACCTAATACAGGTTATGGAATACAAGGAATAGCTGGTTTTAGCCATAGAGGAAATAGTAATGCTGTAGAGTGTATTCAATTTAATTTTGAAGATGCAGCAGGTGACACAAATAATCATACTTACCAAATCGTTGCTAAACAGCAAACAGGCACAATTAGATGGAACAGAAGTGGTAATACAAGCGGTGGAGACTCAATAGAAACATTGAGTTCGATAACAATTTATGAGGTAGTTGCGTAATGTCTAAGATTTCACTAAAACACTCAGGCGGTAATGTTGTTTCACTCAACTCTCCAACTTCCGCACCAACATCATCAGACGTAGCATTTAAACTACCTAATGCTGACGGGACATCTGGTCAGGCCATTGTTACAGATGCTTCGGGAAATTTATCATTTGCTGGTACAGGTAAAATTCTTCAAGTTGTACAGACAGTTAAAACAGATACTGCGTCAATCACTAATGCTACATATGCAGACATTTCAGGTTTAACAGCTACCATTACGCCTTCTTCAACTTCAAATAAAATTCTTATTTCATTTGTTTTACAATATGGAGGAGACAATAATAGTTATGTAGCATTTAAGGCTTATAGAGGTTCAACACTTCTACCTGTTGGTACTCAAGGAACTGGAAGTCAAACTAATGCTAGTTTTGGAGGATTTCAAGAACAAAATAATTCACAATATGGAGTACAAACTGCTGTTTGGCAATATTTAGATTCACCTAGTTCTACAAGTGCGTTAACGTATAAACTTCAATGGTCTTCAGTATATCAACCTGGGGGTTCCTATGATATTTATTTAAATAGACCTAAAAATGCTGATGGTAATGCTTATAACATTTTTGGTACTTCATCAGTTACAGCTATGGAGGTAGCAGCATAATGGCTATCTTCTATAATTAAAAGTAAAACACTATGGCACTCGATCACGAAGCTATTTACAAAGCATACGCTGGAACAGTTGTTAGTATTGATGACTCTGCTGGTGCGTTTGATAAAGATGGCAACTCTGTAACTCTTGAACAAAGCAAAATAGATACTGCAAGAACTGAACTTAACACGGCTGCTGCTGCTGTTAAGTATAAAACTGATAGAACAACTGATGGTTCTACAATTTATGCTTCTCTTGGAGATCAGTTAGATATGTTGTACAAAGATATAGTCGCTGGAAAATTAGATACTACTGGAACGTGGGCTACACATATCAAAGCGGTTAAAGACGCTAACCCAAAGCCTAGTTAATTATGTCAACGATAAAGGTTCAAAACATACAGCACACAGGAAGTAGCACAAATGCTATTGCTCTTGCATCTGATGGAACGTGTACTGCCAATCTTACAAACAGAACTAATAAAAATTTGGTGGTTAACGGAGCATGTCTTGTTGCCCAACGTGGTACGTCAGAGACAGGAAGTGCTGCTAATGGATATTCAACTGTTGATAGATTCCAACTTCAACAAAATGGTACAGACGCTTATCCAGAAACAGCACAAGGAACAGTTGCAAGTGGAACAACACCTTATACAAATGGGTTTAGAAAAACATTTAAAGTTACAAATGGAAATCAATCGAGTGCTGGTGCTGCCGATGAACTTGCAATAAGATATTCTATTGAAGCACAAGATGTTGCAACTAGTGGTTGGAATTATATATCTAGCTCAAGTAATGTAACTTTATCATTTTGGGTAAAATCAAGTGTCGCTCAAAATTTTTATGGTTATCTTTTAACTTTAGATGGCACTATGCAGAGATATGCTTTTGAAACAGGTGCTTTGTCAGCAGATACTTGGACAAAAGTAACGAAAACAATTCCAGGAAATTCAAATATAACTATAGATAATAATAATGGAGAAGGTTTTAGAATAGAATGGAGACTTTTTTCAGGTACAGATTTTACTGATTCTGGGGTTTCTTTGAATACTTGGGCAGCTTTCGCAGGTGGGACAAGGACTCCTGATTCTACTTCAACATGGTACACAACAGATGATGCGACATTTGAAATTACAGGAGTTCAATTAGAGGTTTCAGATCATGCGACTGTTTTTGAGCATTTAAGCTATGGAGATACCTTAGCTAGATGTCAGAGGTATTTTCTTAGACTTGGTTATGGTTATTCTTCTACTTATGTAGCGATGGGTATAAGAGCAGGTTCAACGACTACTAGGGCATACATTACTTTTCCAACAACAATGAGAGCAGCACCAACATTCACAGAAGTTGGAAATTTAACAGTTGGGGACGAAATGTCAGGTGACGCTAATATTACAGCTATTATCAGTAATCAATCAAACCCAAATGGAGGTCGGGTTCAATTTACCCATGCTAGTCATGGAAGTGGATCTGCGGGTCAAGTTCAACTTATAATTGCAGATGGCAGTTCAGATGCCTTAGATTGTTCAGCAGAATTATGATTTACTAATTATGGATTACACTTATAAAAAATACTCAACAACAAATTCTATTATCAGAAAAGAAGATGGTGCATGTATTCCATGTGACCCTGATAATACCGATTACCAAAAGTACCTAGAATGGGTAGCAGAGGGAAATACAGCCGAATCTGCTGATTAATTACACTTCCATTTTTTAAGAGCTAGTCCTTTTCTTGTTAGCTTACCGCCTTTACTGGTAGCACCTTTAACACCTTTCATTCTTGCACAAAAAGATTTACGTCTTTTAGCAGCCTTACTACCAGGTTTAACTTTGCCTGTTACTGGTGCTTTTAGGTTACTACCTGTTTCTCTATTTATTTTATCTCTACCTTTTTTAGTAAGACCACCAGTTTTACTCTTGTGTTCTTTGCGTAGCCTTACTGATTTAGCCATTATTCAGAAATACCAAAAACGTTACTTTCAGCTAATCTTCTTTGTACTTCATGTTGAAAAGCTATATCTGTTTTATATCTAGGATCTCTCATGGCAGCTACAACTTCTGCATTTGATCTAAATACTTTTGTATTAGGAGAGGCAGATGTTCTACCACTTATTAATCTAGGTTCTACACCCATAGCATTTTTATACCTGGTAAACATTTCTTGTACTGCAAGAGTAACTTTAGGAATGTTTCTTTTCTCAGCATCTACAACTTTATCAAACTCTTGTAATTCTTCTTTAGATATGTTGCCATCCATCCATTGCAGCATTTCCATGTACTTATCTTCACCACCTGCAATACCTACAATATCTTCATACTCAGGAAAGCTAGGATCAGCAGCAGCTTGTTCTGTACCTTCTTGTGGTTTTAAACCTGCTAGATAACTATCTATAACGTTTCTTGTAAGACCAGTAGATTCTAATTCTTTGTAATGTTCTTCTGAAATAGTACCGTTGTTTTCCTGGTAATACTTATTTATAGCAAAAGGATCTATGTTGCTTTGTTCAAATAGTTCTCCTAACTTTTCACCGTATTGTTGTTTTGCCAGTTCATAATTAACAGATCCATCTTCTTGATATTCAACAACATCATCTGCAACAGGCTCTTCTTTTGTTTTTGCAACATCACCTAACTTACCTTCTAACTCTTTGTAGCTTGCAGCAAGAGCTTCTACACTATCAAACTTGCCTAAAATTTTACCGTTATCAGATTTGTTTTCGTCAGCAAATTTTTCTAGATCCTCTTGTGACATAGGAGGAGTTTCATTTGACTGTAAGGATGCTTTCATAATTAATTAGTGACTTGTAATAGTATTACCATGAGCAGTAACTTTTTCAACTGGTTTAGTTGGTTTGGGTGTATCGTTCACACCTAAACTACTAACAACAGCTTTAGCTTCTGTTGTAGTATCTTCTGTTTTATTGTTTTTAGGTGACTTGTTAGTTGGCATTTGGTCTTACCTCGTTTTGTAATAGTTGAGCTTCTGCTTGGTTTTTAGGATCTAATAATTTATGACCCTGTAATGCAGAAGGAGCTAGATCTTTAATAAGCTGCTGTTGCTGTTCAGCTTGCAACTCTTGAGCTATCTCTTCTTTTGATTTTATCAAATTTAAAGTTTCTATACCAACGCTGTTAGCTAACCTAATAATCGCTTCATCTATATTCATATATCTTCTCATAACATCAACACCTAATGCCTGGGCTATTGTACCAATAAACTCAATAAGTTTTGCTTTATCAGCATCCCTTCCAAGTCCGTTTATACCTGTAACTATTTTAGGTCTTACTAATTTATCAGGAAGTTTAGGTGCTTTACCTGCTCTTATAAGTAGGTGTAATTTTCTACGTAAATATTTAATTTGAAATTCAGAACTTAGTACAGAGTAAATACCACCTAACGTAGCTTCTAAAGCATTACTCATTATTTGTATCTCAGTACTGGTCACACGTTCTGCATCCCTTTGTATGCTTTTAGTCATAAGAAAAGCATCTTCTAATCTTTTCTCTAATGTTGCTTTTACTCTTTCAGCTACAGCAAAGTC